AGCACCTTCTCGCAACGCCAGCATGTCGGCCTGGGATCTACCAGCGGCTTCTCGCACCGCCAGCACAGCCCCTCGTGCCGTACCTGATTGGTATGCGCGGCCTCAGCGGTCACCGCTTCACCTTGATCGTTCTGTACACCATGACGCACTTGCAGCGGCTCAGACAGTCGCGTGTCCCAATCGGCGGTAGCGTCCCTATCGGAACCCACCCCAGAAACGTCGCGGACACACAGCCGCCGCAGTTCTCGGCTGCGCTCAGACGGTTGGCTTCTTCCTGCATGCCGCGAGTAACCGCTTGTCTGCGCTGCGCCTCGCGGTGCGTCGATCTGGCAGCATCCGCGTACATCTCTGCCCGCGCCTCAGCACCAGCCCCGAGGTTCTGCCGACCATCGGCTATCTGCTGCGAGAACGCTGTCAGGTACCTGTACTGATTGCGGATCCGCTGCCCGACCCATCCATAATCCGCCGGCCCGAGTTGCTGCCAGCCACCATTGGCGAGCGCGGCGCCATCGAGATGAACGAGCTTGATCTCCTGCATCATCTCGTGTTGCCAGACTGGCAACGACATAGACCCGTCAGACAAGCTCGCAGCGAGGTCGCGCATCTTCGCCCCCTGCTTGGCAATCACCGTATCGAGCGCATCGTTGACCACGGCATTAGGGACAAACCGCCCGCCTGGTCCGCGATACCTGCCCGTCTGCGATTCCCACTTGAACGCCACACCTAGCCGCTCGTGGTCGCGTCGAGTAGCTCTTCTAGCCCGTCAGGTGCCGCAGCATGCCAGAGCGCTCGCGCCGCCTCCAGATCCTCGGCTTCAATCGCTGCTATCAGCGCTAGCTCTTCGTCGGTCAGGTTCAGCGGCACGCCAAGCGATGGCAAGCTCTTGCTGCGCTCCAGAATCGAGAGGATCTTTCCGCCCGGCGGTAGCGCTCGCGGCGGGTTCTCGCTCACCGTCATCTGTGGCTCAGGCGGCGCCAGGAGGTCGGCCTGAGCGGTCGGCGTCACCGTCCCTGGCACGTACAAGGCGTCACCTTCCTCGCCCTGTAGCGGCTTCTGCCCGATCATCTCGCGAAACTCGTTCAACGTGATGCCACCTGCGAGCAGATCGGCGCGTGCCCGCTCGTGTAGCTCGTTCTCATCCTGCTGTAGCACGCTGACCTTGCTGCGGTCGAAGTCGAATACCGTTCGGCTAATCTCGCCAAACTCAGGCAATAGCTGCGTCCGAATCTCGTCGGCCATCAAGTCCTGCGTCGGCTTGATGTTGCTTTCCCACGCCTGCTCGCGCATCTCCTTCATGGTCGCGCCGACCTTCGTATTCTCCAGGCCCGTGCCTAGCCCGACCACGGCAGCAGGAATGCCAAGCACCGCCGAGACTCGCTCTTCAGCAACGTCCCGCAAGCTCGACAGATCCATCTGCTGCGGGTTGAAGCCCAGGATCTGCACCTTCGTCGGCGCGGTCATCACGAGAGCCTGACCACGGTTCGCGCCAGTCGTAACCTGCTGGTAACGTTCCTTGACTGCCTGTAGCTCTTCCTCGGTCGGCATCGAGTCAGCATCAGGCGAGATCACCACCGGCGGTACGCCGACGTTCCTCAGCATCGCCGCCGTATAGTTGCCACCCTCATCGTCCGTGAAGATCTCGCGCAGCAGCGATTGAATTGGCGAGTAGCCCTTACGAATGTTCTTCGGGTCAAACATGTCGTAACGGAAGTGAACAACGTCGCGTGTCTCCAGCCTGATCGGGTCAATCCCTGGCTTGTACTCGTAGTAGCTGATGAACTCTGAGCCATCGTCAGGCCACTTCGGTTCAACCATCGTTGACGGGAGCCACCACAACTCCACTACACGTCCAACAGACGAGCGCACCTTGAGCCAGTACGCATTGCCGCTGATCGTGCGGTCCGCGAGCGTAGCCGCCCACAACAACCGTCCAGAGTAGAACGTGTTCGGCGTGTTCAGCAGCAGCCTCAGCGGATGGTTCTGAATCTCGACTGCCTCGTTGTCACGGTTCAATTGTGAAACGCGCGGCGGTGCCTCGGGAAACGTACGGCAGATGAACAGGACGCAGGCCATCACGATACTGTTGCGCGAGCCGTCGCCCACCTCGCGAGCGTAGTCGTAGGAGGTCCGCCCAAACGAGAACATCGAGAACCAGCCAGTGCTCGGGCCTGATGCGAACCGCATTGATACGGCTTTGAATGCACGAGTTATCGGGTTCACACAGCCCCCCATCCGCGATTGGTCACCATCAACTCGGTGAGTGCCCATACGAGCGCGTCTACTCGGTCTGGCGAACTGTCGTACTCTGCCGGATCCCATCCGCACATCTGCTTCTCTAGCGTCTGATGCACGCCGACGTGGTGAACTTTCCCTTGTGTGTACAGCGAGGCCACCGGCTCGGCCCTGACTACCTTTCCACGGCTAGCTGACACGAGCTTGACTGGCACGGTGTTGTCAACGGTGCGGATCGTATGCGCCACCATGTCGCCGCCGTAGTTCTTCTCGGCCACGATCCGATCAGCTAGATGCTTGCGGTACGCCTCGACTGCACGCCTGCCCCACCCTTCAGGACTGAGCGAGCAGGACGCATCCGCCAGGACGTACGCATGACCGTCAACGCCTTTGCCGCACACTACGATGCCCTGCTCGTCGCCAGTCACCGTGCCTGATGGGTCAACGCCAACGATCACGCGCTGCAAGTCGGGATGCTTGTCTACGCGATGCTCGTTCAGTTCCTCGCGCTGCCAGAGTGCGCCCTGTGGTGCGTCTACCTGATGCTGGCATTCTGACAGGAACGCTTCGAGGCCCATATCGTCTACGAGTTCCTGGCACTGCGCGAAGCCCTGGCCTGCCCATAATGGCTCGCCACGGGTGAGCACGTACTGCCCGTTCTGTAGCTGATACTCCAGCCCTCTGATAGCCGCGTGCGGGCCGCTCACGATGCGACCAGCCAGGAAGTCAGCGCGGCCATCGGCAATCTGAGCGAACACACCATCGGGTTGAACGAGGTTCTGCATGCCAAGCACCGCGAGGTCTGTGGCACCTGATGGCAGCAGCCGCTTCGTCAGAATCTTGATCTTCTTCTTGGTTGACTTGTCAGTGTCTAGCTCACCGTCGATATCGTCAAACACGAGGAAGTCAGGCCGGTCAGATTCGAGCTTGATCCCGCGAGCAGCCGTGTCAAGGCCGATAGCGTCTACGGTGAAGTTCGCCGCTGTCCGCAGCCGGTTCCGCCGCCATCCCTTCGATGAGCCGTACTTGCCTACCAGCCGCGAGCCTAGCTCAGGGTAGACCGATTCGAGCACAGGCGATTCTAAGAGCGCTGCCACGTTGCTCACATGGTCGTCTGCCTGATCCTGTGTCTCTGACACGTACAGCCCGTAGCGGCGCACACGCCTCGCGCCAAGTGCCACACAGGCCATCTCAGCGTTGGTTGACTTCCCGCCGCCGCGCGGCCAGATGCCGATGAATGGCTGTGGCCGACTCCCCCGGCGAATCGACCACACCCACTCCCAGAATTGCTCGTGATGCTGTCCGAAGGGGATCAGGTTGCCGAGCGCATCGGTGAAGTACGAGCCGAACAGGACATGCAGCCAGATCCGCCAATCATCCTCTAGCTCTTCAACGTCTGAGCGAGTTGCAGCGTAGAGCGGTGTAGCGAGCGCTGAGGTCAAGCGGTGCGCCCACCTTCGATATGCCGCAGGTTTTGCCTGGCGCGGTCGATAGCTGTGCGGAGGTCGATAGACTCGTGCCGTTCGGTAGCCTTGCCTTCTTCGAGTCGGCGCTTGTCGATCAGGATGCCGTAGGTCAGCGCCAGATCCTTGAGTGCGCCCGGATCGGTTGACATCTCGGCTATAGCCTCAACCCGGCTGAACAGCAGATCCCCGAGCGCTCGCCTGCGTTCGGCGTTGTACTCAGGGACCACGAGGTTAGCGACCACGGTTCTTTTCGCATCTTCACGTGTTGAGAGCAAAGAAACGCCGAAGCCGGTTGCCCATTGTCCTATTGTCCTACCAGTAATGCCAATGTCATCGCCTACCGCGCGGCATGCCCCGCGCTGGCTGTAGCCATCGTCCTGCATGAGGCGTACAACCCGCTCGACGGCTTCGCGGCGCACCTGATCGGTGAAGCGAGGGTCACGGACAGGCATCAGGGTGCCCGCTTGATCTCGGTTGCCACGCACACCTCACCATCCTCGTTGAACAGCCGCTGCGCTGTCTCAGCGTCCAGCCAGAAGCGGCCACGATCACCCCACGAGGCACCCCACGAGTTGATGCCACGGAACCTATCGTGTGCCTGGTCCCAACCGATGAGCAGCATGCAGTGACCGCCAGCGAGCTTGGCGGTAGGCGAGATCACCATGTAGCTGTCGCGGCTGAGATCGAACATGCTGTCATAGAAGTTGACGCCGATCACTACTGGCCCACCGATGAACCTGCCTGAGCTATCAACGCCACCGATCCAGTCAGCCGCGTCGTCCGCGTCAGTTGTCCAGCGATACTCGCTGAGCATGCCGAGTGCTTTCAGGACTTTCGCGCCGGCTCTGACGCTTGTGCCGAACTCACGAGCAGTGTCGTTATCGTTGTCCGACCATTCGTCTATCTTGGTTGCAGCATCGTAGATATCGAAGGCCGAGGGTTGCAGCGAGCGGACCATGACCGGGGAGGATACGAGGCGATGTCGCCAGCCGTGGCCGACACAGGTACCGGTGTAGCCCTGGTTGAGCGGTCGGGCAAACAGCGTCCAGTACTTTGTGCGGCGATTGATCACAGCCTGCATAGGTGGTGCTGCGGCGAGTAGGTGCAGGTTGTCGCGCGGGTCTGGCGCATGCAGCCGCCCTAGACCGTAGTCGGCCATCGTCACAGGCTAGCCATCCTCGTCATGCACCTTCCGCGTGCGGTGGTGTTCATGCCACGCGAGCAGCCGCACAGCCGTCAGAGTAACACTCAGGCCGGCGACCAGAGCCAGCAGGCAGCGGATGAGCAGATCGTCCACTTACGCCTCCGAGCCACCGTCGAGCATCACCTCGGCGGCTTCTCTGACTGCAAACGAGTCGAGGCCCCACATATCGAGGCACATGGTCAGGAACTCGTGAGTGTGCTCGTCGGCCTCGCCCGTGTTGAGCCAGCGCTGAAAGCCCGTCACGTACTGCTCTTCCTCGCGTCCGCCAGGAGGCCAGCCACGTCCGCCGGTGTGAGCCGTATCCCAAAGCATGATGCTGCGCGGCCTGCCCATCTTCAGCGATACCCAGGTATGGAAGAGTTCGTGCTCGACGCAGTAGCGCCAGGTATCGGCGCCATAGCCGAGTGCCTCTGCTTGCTCGCGGTAAGCATCGGTATCCAGCGGTGTAGCGATACACCGCGAGCCGTCGAGGAACACGGTTTCCATCCAATGGCTCTCGGCGTCGATCCTCACGCGCGATTGGCCGAGGTCGATCACCCACATTGGCTTAGCAGAGGCCGGCAGCAACGCCATAGAACTGTCGGCCTGCACCTGAGCGGATCATGGTCGCGGCGCCGGCCCACTCGCTCGCCCGATTGCCAATGGTCACACCGTAGCGGCGAGCGGTCGAGGGGAGGAAGCCAAGCCATCCCTGAGCGT